CAATCACAGAAAAGTCAGATAACGCAATTATTGTCGCTTCTTTCGGGACGTTCAGCACTGGTATCAATATTCGTAATTTACACAACATTGTTTTTAGTAGTCCTAGTAAAAGCCCTATAAGAGTATTACAAAGTATTGGTCGTGGTTTAAGAGTTGGTGATAAAAAACAAAGTGCTACAGTTTATGATATATCTGATGATTTAACTTATAAAGATAAAAAGAACTTTACCTTAACACATTTTCAGGAAAGAGTAAACATCTATAATCGGGAGAGTTTCAACTATGAGATTCACACCGTGGATTTAGATAAATAGTTATATGATTAACCGAATTGACGATAAGGCAGTTAAGATAATCAGATTGGTTTCTGGAGAAGAAATCTGTTGTAAGTTTCCTTTACACAAAGACCAACTACCTGAAAACTCTAAACTTTTAAGATTACAGGAACCTATGTTAATTAAATATGTTCCTCGTATTACTGAACACGGCATATCTGATTATATTGCATTAGTTAAATGGGTTGGTTTTACAGATGAAAAAATAGTAACAATTCCTATAGATAAAATTATTACAATATGTAATGCCACTCCAGCATTTACAAAAAGATATAGTAAACTGGCAGTATCGTTAAGACAGGCCAAACAATCTTTACCTGGATTTTTAGAAAGAGATATGACAGATGAGGAGTTAGAAAATTCCGATCCTAATAATGAAGAATATGAAACACCTATTGATAAAGATGATATAAAAGAGTTAAGTGATTTGTTGAATATGCCAAGTAAGAAGATTCACTAGTAAGGTAGCTAAGGTCTCTCGGTAACAACCTACATAGGTATTATAACAACATTTTTCAATTGAGTCAAGTACCTATGAAAATAAGATATTATAAAGACATAAGTAAAGGCCGATGGATAGGGTTTCTACTTGCTATGTTAAGTGCCTATATACTATCAAGTGCAAATATATCAACACAATGGGTAGGTTGGCTAGTAGGTTGTTTTTCTTGTGCTATATGGGTTTATATGGGTTGGAAAGACAAAGATATACCTCGTATGTTAATGGAACTATTTTACTTATTACTTGCTATGAGAGCAGTATATAACTGGTTAATATAATGATAAACCATTGACAAAAACAACAAAATATAGTATTATATAATTATGACTAAAACAAGAAAAAGATCAGCACATTATGTAGATAATAAAAAGTTTCTACAGGCGATGATAGAATATAAGGACAAGTGTGATAAGGCAGAAAAAAGAAACAGAAAAGCACCACCAGTTACAAATTATATAGGTGAATGTTTTTTAAAGATTGCAAATCACTTATCTTATAGACCTAATTTTATAAACTATACTTTTAGAGATGATATGATTTCTGATGGTATAGAAAATTGTTTACAATATCTTAAAAACTTTAATCCTCAAAAATCAAATAATCCATTTGCTTATTTTACACAAATCATTTACTATGCTTTTATAAGAAGAATACAGAAAGAAAAGAAACAAACAAATATTAAGTATAGAATGATTGAACAGGCTAATATAGATGAATTTACTACATTACCTGGTGATACAAATAACGATTATAAAAATCAGTTTTTAGAATTTTTAAGAAAAAATAAACCATCAACTGAAGAACCTAAACTAAAAGAAATAAAAGTTAAAAAAAGAAAAAGAAGAACTTATACAAGCGTTTTAGATACATAATGAAAATAGCATTGTTGAATGATACACACTTCGGTGTTCGTAATGATAGCGAAGCGTTTAGAAACTATCAATTAAGATTTTATAATGAAATCTTTTTTCCTTACCTAGAAGAACATAATATTAAAACATTGGTTCATTTAGGTGATGTAGTTGATAGAAGAAAGTTTATTAACTTTCAAACTGCTTCTATTTTTAGAAAACAATTTTGGGACCGACTATATGAAGAACAGATTGATACTCATATAATTATCGGTAACCACGATACTTATTTTAAAAATACAAATGATGTAAATGCTATTGAAAATCTTTATACTTCATTTGATAAAAAACATGAACCTTGGATATATACAAAATCAACTGTGGTAGAGTTTGATGGTACACCTATTTTATTTGTACCTTGGATATGTGATGATAATTATGAACACTCCATGAATATGTTAAGAACAGCAAAAGCAGATTTATGTTTTGGTCATTTAGAAATCAAAGGCATTGAAATGCAAAATGGCGTAATCAATGAACATGGTTTAGCAAAATCAGATTTTAATAGATTTGATAGAGTTATATCAGGCCATTTTCACAAACATACTGATGATGGACAAATACATTATAATGGCGCTCAATATGAAATGACATGGTCAGACTACCAAGACCCAAAAGGCTTTCACATCTTTGATACTGAAACAAGAGAAATAGAACGAATAAGAAATCCTTTAACAATTCATAAAAAAATAATATATGATGATAAGAAAAAAGACTATAAAAACTTTGACTTAACAGATTATAATAATCATTTTATAAAATTGATAGTATTAAATAAAACTGATGAAGAGGTATTTGACAAATTTGTTGAAAGATTGTATAATAAAATAACTGTATATGATTTAAATATTATAGAAGATTATTCTGATATTAAGGCTAGTGTAAGAGAAGATATTTTAGAAATGGGCGAAGACACAGTTACATTCCTAAATAATTATGTTGACCAATTAGAAACAGATATAAACAAAACAAAATTAAAAGAATATTTAAAATCTATTTACATAGAAGCAAATGACAGTAAAGTATGATATATTTTAAAAAGTTAAGATGGCGTAATTTTCTATCTACTGGTAATCAGTTTATAGAAGTTGACCTAGCAAAAGCACCATCAACACTTATTATTGGTACAAATGGTGCAGGTAAATCAACTATGCTTGACGCATTATGTTTTTCACTTTTTAATCGTGCTTTTAGAGATATTAAAAAAGAACAACTAGTAAATACAATCAACTCAAATGATTGTGAAATAGAATGTGAGTTTGAAACTAACAATAAAAAATATAAAGTAGTAAGAGGCATTAAACCAAATAAGTTTGAGATTTATTGCAACAATGTATTATTAAATCAGGATGCTTCAAACGTTGATTATCAAAATACGTTAGAACAAAATATTTTAAAATGTAACTATCGTGCCTTTTGTCAAGTTGTTATTTTAGGTTCTACATCATACGAACCTTTTATGCACCTACGAGCAAGATATAGACGAGAGGTTGTAGAAGAAATATTAGATATAAGAGTCTTTAGTCATATGGATTTATTGTTAAGACAGAAACAAGGTGAGTTAAGTAAGGCCGTGGTTGATGTTAGACATAGATACGATTTAATGACTGAAAAATACGAGTTACAAAAAAAACATTTTGAACAAATACAAAGTAGGGATACTACCGATATAGAAAATAGAAGACAACAACTAAAAGAAAATGAGCAAAGTAACTATGAATACAATCAAAAGTTACAACTACTCAATGAAAAAATAATTTCTACAAAAGCAGAAATATGGGGCGGTGACAAATATAATAAGAAGGCTAATCAACTATCTAAACTAGAAACAAAGATAGAAACAAACTTATCAAATCACAAAAAGAATTTACAGTTTTTTGAAGAAAATGATAACTGCCCTACTTGTACACAACCGATTGATAAAGTATTTAAACAAGGTAAAGTATCTGCTGAAAAAAATAAGATATCCGAACTCGAAAGTGGTTTAAATGATTTATTACAAGAAATAGAAAAAACAGAAATCAAAATAAAAGAAATGAATAAGATAAATGAAAAGTTATCTGAATTAAATATATCTGTTGCCAAGGTAAATACTTCTATTTCAGAAATCAATAGACACTCCAATAGATTAGATACCGAGATTGCTAAACTTGAAAACGATAAAGAAAACACAAATAAAGTTGCTGAAGAGCTTGAAAAATTAAAAGAAGAATTATTACAAATAAATGTAGAAAAAGAAAAAGTAGTAGAAGAAAAAAAATATATAGATATTGCCAGAGAAATACTTAATGACACAGGTGTTAAAGCAAACATTATTAAAAAGTATCTACCTATAATGAATAACTTAATCAATAAGTATTTACAATCTATGGACTTCTTTGTTAACTTTCATTTAGATGAGGAGTTTAATGAAACAATAAAAAGTAGATTTAGAGATACTTTTAACTATAACAGTTTTAGTGAAGGTGAAAAGTTAAGAATAGACCTTGCATTATTATTTACTTGGAGAACTATTGCCAAAATGAAAAATAGTACAAATACAAATCTACTAATACTAGATGAAATATTTGATAGTAGTTTAGATGGTCAAGGAACTGAAGACTTTTTTAAAATACTTAAAACATT